GAGATATTCTTCCTTGATGATATGAAATCCAGCTTCATCAGTTATCTGCAACGAGCCTTCGGACAGCATGATAAAAGGATCGGAAGTAGTCAGGAAGGCATTGTATGTCTTGTCTATGAGATCGATGCCTGTGTTGAATATCTCGTTGGAGTATTCGAACAGTTCACAGACGACGTCATACATCTGCAGAGCGCCCATCTGATAAAAGATAGGTTTCTTGTTGACATACTTGATCGTATATAATGCCTTGGTGAAAGGGAAGAATATCAGATCGCTTTCTGACGGCCTATCTCTCCTGAGCACCGAGCCTACTTCGTTCTCGAATACCCTCAGAGCGACTGAGAATGTTATCTGATCTCTTACCTCTACACCAAACTTGGAAAGGAATTCTCCATCACCTTCAAACCCGTCTACGTTCCTGATATACATCTCGATCTGGATCGCTTCGCCATACTCAGAGAATTCCTGTTCTCTGAAGGCATTATCCCTATTGATGATCTTTCTCGGGATGTAATAGTTATCGATCCCGTGTATCTTGATCGATTCTATCACAAGATTTTCTATCAGGTTCTGTTCACCTGACGAAGAGAAATTATTGAAAAAGAAATTGGTGGCCATGAGCGTGCTAGCCGATCATATCAGTTACTGGGAGTGAATAGCTTGAGATCATCTCTGCTTCTAGTTTCTCGATCGCATCATGAGCATCGTTATATATCTTCTCACCATTGAACGTGATGCCGCCGGGCAATTGCATTCCCACGAACTTTGTTAGGTTGGAACCCCATTGTTTCTTGATCAATTCTGTGGCATATCTCTGCAGCCATCTGTCATTCCATACATCTACATAATCCGCAGGATCAACAATAGAATACGCTTCTACGACAAGAAAATATCCTTCTGTCAATTTATTCCAATCGGTATCAACAAACAGCTTGTTGGTATTCCTGTTATAACGAATGGGTTGTTTCCCCACAAGCAGCTGTTCCAACAGCTGGATCTGTTGGAACGCCATGTAATACGGGACCATGGACTGATAGGTCAGAGTATACAGATCATTGAGAGCTATCTGATACCTGATATTAAAAATGTTGTTAACTGCAATAAAATCACCGATATCAAATATGCTCACTGCACCTATGATGTTCTGCGGTAGCGTGATGTATTTGTTTGCGATGTCTTCTGCTGTAATTTGTTTCTTATAGAATACTTTCTCTGTGCCATCGAAGTGATAGTCCCAGTAGTATTTTAGCGCCTCTTCCACGCGATCTTCCACCTGATCATCATCCACATTGATCTCGATCACGGGTTTGCCTAGCTTGCGCAAGCAATACTCTTTAAAATCGTCTCTAGAACTGATTGCCATTTTTTATATATCCCTTTTTAGATATTTATGTGTTTTGAATGTACGATGATATCAGTTAGTTTCACTGCTTACCTTGGTGGACGGGAAAGCGCGACCTGCACCCCAGAGTATTCTGACTGCACCAGCACCGCCGGGACCACCATCGCCGCCGCCGCCGTTGCCGCCACCACCACCTGCGCCGTATAACCCACCAACACCAGCATTGGAAGTAGTTCCCGTCCCACCATTCGCACCATCCGAACCACCAAAGCCACCTTGTCGAGCAACTGAGGCTGCAGACCCGTTAGCACCTTGCCCTAATATACCAACTCCACCGCCTCCGCCGCCTCCGCCAACGTTGTTTTTTGTACCAGCAGACCCGCCATAACCGCCGCCGCCGCCGCCACCTGCACCGCTTGTTGTTCCTGCCCCAGTGTAGTTGCCGCCGCCGCCGCCGTTGCCAGAATAACCACCAGCGCCGCCGCCGCCGCCGCCGCCTCTTGCACCGTCATTGGCCCAGCCGCCACCGCCGCCGTCGCCGCCACCGTCGCCAGTATATGTTCCCCCAGCATTTGCACGCCTGTTTGTTGGAGAGCTACCATTTCCTGCACCACCAAGAACACCTTTTCGACCGCTTACTGTGGCTAAAGATATAAAATAACTATCTCCACCATTGCCTTTTACGGCTCCACCTGCTCCAACAACGACTGTATACGCAGTGCCGGGAGTTACTGCTATATTATTTTTCCAGCCTAAACCACCACCAGACCCACCGTTACCTCCTGATGAGGCAGTTCCACCGCCACCGCCACCGCCCACGCATACTACGCAGACAGAAGTTACGCTAGCCGGGGCAGTCCAACTAAATGTCCCTGGTGTCAAGAATAATTGATGATTAGGTAAAGCTGCTGGCGGAGCCGCAGTTAGTGTCTGGCTAGCAGATGTTTTATTTGAATATCTTGTATCGCCTGCATATTCCGCTGCTATCGTAAAATTGCTACCGCTAGCGGGTGCATAAGATATGGATCCGCCAGCAGATGCAGCAATCGTTCCTATCTGAGCTCCATTGCTCTTGATTGATATATTACCAGAAGGTGCAGGAGAAATCTGTCCGGTGATAGAAGAACCGATAGTTATAGATGCACCCAGAGTTATTGATGTTGCACTTAAAGATAAAGTTACAGCATGAGAGCTATATTTGTTAACATTCAGCGTACTAGATACGGAACTGCTAACATAAGGGCTTTCTGCTGTCATCGATGCAGCTAATGAAGTAGTACCGCCACCAACGACAGTAATTGCTCCGGTTGTTTGGTTGATTGTTGCTACTGCTGGATCGCTGCTGGTATATTGTATTGTTCCTGCCGGATAATTAGAACTAGGAACAGTGATCGTGGGAGCAGCATCACCAAAAGTAATAGTAGAAGGAGTCACAGCAAATCCTGTCAATACGATTGTAGAAGAAAATATGATGGATGTGCTAGCAGTAAATGTGTATACATCTCGGGAAGAATATGTTGTTTTAGCCACAGCGCTTGGAACAGCTGCTGTATATGAAAGGAAATATGATGGAGTAGTCGATATCAATACTGTGCCGGAACCGCCTGCTCCTCCGTTGTAACCGACGCCGCCACCCTGACCACCCTGACCTCGATTTGCAGTACCATTTACTTGTGATCCTCCGTCACCGCGGCCGCCTGCACCGCCTGCACCCAGTGTATTGACAGAATAACTGGGTGTGGTTCCGCTACCTCCGGCTGGTTGAGATGAACTAGTACCAACAACGCCTGCACCGGCGGATCCCCCACCTCCTCCGCCATATAATGCACCGGTAGAGCTTCCTGTTCCGCCGGCAAATAAAGAACCTCCGGATGCTCCTCCGTTACCTCCTCGTACTGTAGTCGAAGCTCCTCCGCCAATACCGCCAAGAGCCGTAATCGTGGTGATATCACTGCCAGATAAAGAACTGCTGCTTCCAGAACCACCAGCAGTGCCTGATGTCGAAGCCGCACCACCCGAACCTATCACTATATTATAGGTAATTTCTGGCGTTATCGCAGGAGAACCAGTCACCACTTGGCCGCCACCGCCACCGCCACCACCAGGAGCTTTAGAAAAAGCACTGAGACTGGTAATAGTCAGAGCAAATCCTGACGGGGGTCCAGCAACATCACGAACGTAACATCTCAGAACACGATTTCCTTCAGTGACATTGATATCATATAATGCGCCGGTAGCATTAAAAATATTGCCGCCGCCAGTTATAACCTGAACACCGTCTATTTGTATGAAGCCGGTATCATCGCCTCCGTATGCAAATCTATATAATCCTGTTCCTGGAAAATTTACTGTGATGTTAAGATCAATGGATTGATTTGAACCACCGCCGCCTGGAATCCAAACAGCCCAGGCGTTCATAAACGCTCCCCACCATTTGTGGGTTACTGCAATCAACGATTGTGAACCTGACGCAGTGCCCACCAATGATCTTGAATTAAAGATCTGCGTTCCTGCAGGTGTAGTAACTATAGTTCCAGTGCTGGCACCGCCTCCGCCGCCGCCGCCTACAACGCTCACAAGGCCCTGAATTGCAGACCTTATATCATAATTATATCCGGCAAGGAGGTTAAAGATTGACATGTATTGTACTCACAGCATTACCACTTCCGGAGTAGCAACACGTCAATGATGCCTGTATTTACGTTCATAGTGTCACCTCAACAACTTCTTCAACTGGAGGATTAGGGTCTGTGAACTGACCTGTCGCAGGATCGTATATCCAACCCATGCTGACAGGAGAATCGTCTGGTATACCAACAATCGTCGTTCCCTCGTGGGCTGGATCAACAGATGGATCAGCCATAATCAAGTTGACAACAGTGTTGTCAGAGTTTTGAACTACCGCACATCTCATTATGAATACTCCCAAATCTTTATTAATCCCGGTTGTCCAACACTGGATGTAGCCCCTGTAGCAGCCCCAGCACCACCAGAGCCATACCCTGTCCCAGCAGCAAAAGGAGTAGATGAACCACCTGATGTACCACCAAATCCAAACACTGAACTGCCTCCCGCTCCCATTATATATGGAGAAGAACCATGAGAAGCTAAACCACTTTGACCAGAAATATTAATATCTCCATTAGTACCCGTGCCACCACTTACAGGAACATTTATAGTTCTAGTCCCACCTGCACCTCCGCTTCCTGTTATTGTTGTTGCTCCCACTGTAAATGTAGTACTGCCACCAGCGGCTCCTTCTCCAGCGGACACCCTAGTTGCTCCCCCAGCAGCAATCGCATAGGTGTATGCAGTTGATGCAGTTACGGTAAAATATTTAGCAGCATAGCCGCCAGCACCGCCGCCACCTGCATTGTTAGACCCTGTTTGAAAAGCACCTGCACCACCACCACCAACTACCTCAACATAAATTGACGTGCAATTTGCTGGTGTTGTGTAAGACGTGCCAGATGTCAGGATTTGTGGAGCGCGGAGGAGTTGACCTGTTGCCGACACAGTAGCCCAAGATGGAGCCGCTGATGGGCCACCTGATGTTAATACCTGACCAGATGTGCCGTAGTTGGCTCCACCAATGCCAATTTGCCCTGCTGATGCGATACGGAGACGTTCAGCAGCATTTGCAATAAGTGCGATAGTACCTCCTGCTGGCCTTGTGATTGCTGCATCAACGGCTGGAGCGGATGCAGTATCGGCCCCAAGATTAAAGTATGTTGCACTAGCTGTTCCAACAACTTCTAATTTTCTTGTTGGATTTGTTTCACCAATCCCGACATTACCAGTTGTCGATATACGCATAGCCTCGTTTGCGCTCGTATAAAATGCTATTGGATTAAATGCATTGTTGTCACTATTAATACCACTTAAATGTGCAACACTTGAAATAGACTGTACTCGCAGTCCTGCAGCGGCACTAGTTGATCCAGATAATTGTATTGGGCCACCAACAACCGCTAATCTAGCCCCTGAAGCTGAAGAAGTAGTCCCGATATTTACCCTGCTATTAGAGTCAATCCGCATGGCCTCCTCACCGCCCTCGGCAAAGGCAATGGTATCAGCCGCAGGGAAGAACATACCCGTGTTGGTGTCAGTTGAAGGTGCAATTGATGGTGCTGCAGCAGATCCTGCAGATATTGTTGCGAAAGATCCTGCCGGACCTACTGGTCCTTGAAGTGTGCCGGATGCAGTAACGCTGACACCCACACCTGTCAATACAGCCACAGTAGGACTGACAAAAATAACAGAACATATTCCCCTGCTATTTAAAGTGAAACTACCAGCAACACCAGTAGATGCATTATATAATGTCAATCCTGACGCCTGAACAATATTAATGACTGCAGCGCTATTATTAAATATCGATACTGTGCTGCCGGATGCAAATACACTGGCCGGAATGTCTACTGATCCTGTAGCACTTATTACAGTTCCAAGATCAGCAAGCACAAGAGTATATGTAGCCGTTTGTGTATTGATGGGTAGTGTTTTTAAATCTAAAAAACTCTGATTAAGATCAGCTGCTGTTAAAACTTCACCCTGTAAATAAGTCTTACTCATATCATTATCCCATTATTATCCCTTGTGGATCAGTTGGTCCGGAACCCAATACAGCTACACCAAGTGCACCAGTTCCTGCTGGTGCTTCAAGTGGTGCATTAGATACTGAGGCACCAGATATAATTACAGCACCACACCCAGCAATACTACCTGTAACAGCAGTTATCATTCCTTCACATTTAAATCTACCAGAACCAGTTGTTATAGGAGTTACACCATGACCAGGAATAGGACAAGAATGTAAATCTCCTACTCTTGCTGTTAGTGCACCTTCTGTGGTTGTAACAGAAGCTGACGATATAACAACTCCACCATGACTACTTCCATCACCAATTCTAGCAATTAATGCCATTATTAAGCACCTAAGATGTGTTTAAACTCATTGGTATGTTTAATCCTATCATCCAGGCCGATAGTCCCGCCATTGATCCTCTTTGTAACAGCAGTCACATCGTCCTTGTCTGCAAGAGCATTCAGTCCGTTCTTGTTCCAGAACCAGGCAGCAGACTCTACAGCACCTTCGGGTGTAGATAGATAAGCCACTGT